CAAGGCCAATGAAAGTGAAATGTGTTTGTACTTGGTCAATGGATCAAGAATAGAACTTAAAGGTGCTGATAATTATGATAGCTTGCGTGGTGTGGGACTTAACTTTGTGGTATTTGATGAAACAGCAGATATTAGTGCTGAAACTTGGACTGAGGTTATCAGACCTGCACTATCAGATCAGCAAGGACACGCTTTATTCATTGGAACCCCCAAAGGACATAATTGGTTTAAAGACTTATACGACCGAGGACAATTAGGTGAACCAGATTGGCAGAGTTTTCAATATACCACTCTAGAAGGACTGAGAGTACCTCGAGAAGAAATTGACGCCGCAAGAAGAGACTTAGATGCAAGAACCTTTAGTCAAGAATATCTAGCCACATTTGAAAACTTTCAAGGTCGTGTGGCTTACCAATTTGACCGAGCACAGCATTTACGAAGTTTACCCAACCCTAATACACGAACAATTCACGTGGGCATGGACTTTAACGTGAATCCTATGACAGCCGTCATATTGGTAGAGCAAGATGGTTGTTTATATGCTATTGATGAAATAAGAATACCCAACTCAAATACTCAGGAGATGGCTAATGAAATTAAAAATAGATATCCTAGAAGCCAAATTGAATCATATCCAGACCCAAGTGGCGCAAGTAGAAAATCATCTAGTGGAGGTCAAACGGACCATATCATCCTACGAAACAACCTTATCAAAGTTAATACATATACTAGCCACCGCCCAGTCAAAGACAGAATCGCGGCATTGAACAGTCGTTTAAGATCAGATTCAGGGCATATCAGGCTGTTTATAGATCCAAAACTTAAATACACTATAGAAAGTTTAGAACGTTATAGTTACAAAGAGGACACACAGATTCCAGACAAAGGTCAATATGATCATATGTTCGATGCACTGAGTTATTGTGTGGAATATTTGTATCCTATAAAGAACACACAACACTTACCCCCACCACAGCGTTTTGGAGTAAGCATAAGGAAATAATATGTTAGCCAGTCAACAAGTAAGAAATGAAGCCAATGAAGTCACATCAGGCAACCTAACCTACACTACCTATCAACCCATATGGCAGGCACTTATGGAAAGTTATATGGGTGGTGAAGATTATAGACAAGCTCGCAACCTAGTGCGCTATCAATTAGAGAATGATGGTGAATATGGGTCCAGACTGAACAATGCTGCCTTGGAAAATCACTGTAAGAGTGTGATACAGGTCTATACCAGTTTTCTTTTTAGACAACAACCCCAACGTGAACTAGGCAGTTTAGCGTACAATCCCCTAGTTGAGGCCCTATTAGAAGATGCTGACTATGAAGGGCGCGATTTGGACAATTTTATGAAACAGGTGGCCACTTGGAGCAGTGTGTTTGGCCATTGCTGGATCACTGTGCATAAGCCTAATATTGGGGCACAGACTCTAGCAGATGAATATGCTGCTGGACTCAGACCTTATCTCTGTTTACTCACACCCTTGGCAGTATTAGATTGGCAGTATACTAGAACTCCCATAGGCAGTTATGAATTAAGTTATTTCAAATATTTAGAAGATGTCAATGGAGATGTCAAAACTGTTAAAATTTGGACCAAGGACACAATTCAAACCATAGACTATGACGAAGGTAAAAAGACTGCAAGCCAAAGCATAGAAGAGCCTAATCAGTTAGGTATGATTCCAGCAGTCATAGCCTATAGCACCAAAGGTCCAGTCAGAGGATTAGGTATCAGTGACATATCAGACATAGCAGATGTACAACGCTTTATCTATAACTGCATCAGTGAAATAGACCAAAGCATTAGATTAGACAGTCATCCCAGTTTAGTTGCAACTACAGAAGTGCAAGTGGGCACAGGAGCAGGTGCTCTTATCAGTTTACCGGACAACATGGACGCTGCCTTAAAACCCTATGTGTTGGATTTTGGTGGCGCCAATGTTGGTAATATTCTTCAGGTTATAAACCATATGACAGAGGTCGTAGACAAGATGGCCAACACCGGAGCTATTCGTACAACAGAAACCAGAACCAACAGTGGCATAGCTATTCAAACAGAGTTCGAACTACTTAATGCACGACTAGCTGAAAAGGCAGACAACTTAGAATTGGCCGAAGAACAAATATGGAAAATCATTGCTCGCTATATGGGTGTGGTATGGGATGGTAGTATTAGCTATCCAGATAGTTTTAATATTCGTGATGACAGCAATGAACTAGCCAAACTACAGGTGGCAAAAATCATAGCCACAGATCCTAAACTGTTAACACAAATAGATTTAAGACTAGCAGAACTTATGGACTTTGACAGTTATTATGAAGGTACACAACAGCAAGAGGAAGAACACGCCACTACTCGACCTGAGAATAGATCAGCACATATTCAACAGATGATTATGGATGGATATACAGATCAGGATATCTTACGCATACACCCAGAGATCAGTGAAGCAGACATACTAGCTGCCAAACAACAATTATTAGGGTTGGAGAGAAGTTAAAAAGTAAATTTACACCAAGGAGCAAATAATGAATTCAGTAGACAATAACCCATTACCTGAACGTGGAATGAGAACCAAAAAGAACAAAGGCACTCGCCCACCTAAGAAATAATGGCCAGCAAACCCATATTCAAAGGCAGTAGGTGTAAGGCTGGTTGTGGTGGACATCGTGCTGGATGGAACTATGCCAAGGCGGGTGGACTAGTACCCAGCAAGTATAGTCGTAGTTTCAACAATGGTATGAAGATTTATCTTAGACAATTACCAAGAAGGCCACGTTGATTCAGCAGGTACTGGATTGTTAGACCCTATGGAACAATACTATCTCTACACTGGGTAAGAGCGTATATTTAAAACAATCCAGAAGAACTTTATATATCTTCTATCCAGCCTATGTCTCGTAAAACTAAGAATGTGAATATGGGCTCTGTTTCAGGAATGGCTCTAACCCAACGATTGGCAGCCAAACCCACAGGCCCATACATTTGACTGCTAGCACCATAGGTTTTATGAACGTGATATTTCATAATTAACGCAGTGACATCGTGTTCTAGGGCACGATATTCATCAATCATTAGATACTTCAATCAACAACCCCTTCAAATAAGATTTCTGAATGCACTCCGCCCTCATACATATAGCATCTTAATAGTTTATAGGTCTGACCTCGTTTGAGTGTATTAATCATAACGCCAAATGATTCATAGTCACCTTGATGCTGCCAATGAGCAAGATGTACATACACACTGTAATAGGTTTCAATTATTTCTACACCACTTAAGTACGCTGGGATCATTGGGACAGGTCTCCTCATAACATTTAGTGTATTTATACATATTATTAACATATTCCCTAATTTCGTATTCCTTTACCTGACAACTATTGCCACCCGCCGTACAACCAGCCAACACAACGGCACTGATAATGATTAGTTCACGCACTTGAAACCTCTAAGTTAAACAAAACTATATTATACTGTGATTTTATCAAGTTGTCAATGAATTAATCACGTCAAAACAGCCATTTCTATAGCTAAAATACAACATATGCATAAATACTGAGTAAAACACTCAATTATGGAGGCAACGGTAACAATGACCGAACAAACAAACATTGGTGAAGGATCTACTGGTGATCCTATTCAAAATTTAGACCAGGCCAAGGCACGTTCTTACACACAAGAAGAAGTAGATTCTATGATGGCTCGTATGCGTACTAGCCTAGAAAAGAAATTACTCAAACCCTATCAAGATTTAGGTGACCCTGATGAGATCCGTACGGTAATGAGCGATTATCAAAAACGTCAACAGGACAACCAACTTAAGAGAGGCGAATGGGAAAAGACACTACAAGAAGTTGTCAGTAAGAAAGATGCCGAAATTACCAAGAGAGATGCTGTCATCAAAGACTATAAAATCAACACACCATTGCTAGCCGCAGCGGCCCAACATAACGCTGTGAATGCCAATCAGGTAAAAGCCCTTCTAGTAAACAGTGTGAGATTGAATGATGATGGTGAAGTGGAAGTAGTAGATGAGCAAGGCAAGCCACGTTATAGTGACAAAGGCAAGCCAGTAGGTGTGGAAGATTTGGTCCGAGAATTCTTAGACTCAAACCCACATTTCAAGTTGGCCAATCCTGCTACCACAAATAGTAAAAGCGTTATAAAGGCTGATGCCAATGGTCGAATTGATATTACAAAACTTAATATGAATAAGGCTGAGGATCGTGCCCGTTATAAAGAATATCGCAAGCAGGTAGGGCTTAACTCTTAAAGGAAAAATATCATGGCCGGTTCAACCACAACCACATTAAATGATCTGTTACCAAGTATTGTAGCAGAAGCAATGTTCGTAGCAAACGAGCGTAGCATTATGAGAGGCTTAGTTAAAAACTATAGCATTCCACCAGGATCAGGTAAGACAATTACTGTTCCACGTTATCCAGTTCAATCAGCTGCCGTAGTCACAGAAGGTGATGAAGTCGGCAATACCGCAGTGAGCACAGATGGTGTTACATTAACTGTGCAGACAGTGGCAATTCGCACAATGGTCACTGACTTGGCTAGAACAGCAGCCAGCAGCAATGTAGTTGCCGATTTAGGCCGTTTATTTGGCGAAAGTATTGCCAGAAAAATGGACGTGGATCTATTAGCTCTATTCAGTGGCTTTTCAACAACAGCAGGTGGCGCCAGCACAGCATTAAGTGCAGCCGTAGTTGCACAGGCAGTGGCCAAATTGCGTGCCAATGCAGTACCAGCAGATGCATTAGCCTGTGTGGTACATCCTTATGTGGCCTATGATCTCAAAGCCAATTTGACCAACACATTTGCTAATCCAAATGCTGGTGTTCTGCAAAATGAAGCAATGAGCATGGGTTATGTGGGCACATTGTTTGGTGTTCCAGTATTTGAAAGTGCAAACATTGCTGACACAGGCACAGCTGGTGACTATGTGGGTGCAGTATTCCACAGAGACGCATTAGGCTTGGCTATGGTTGGTGATATGATGATTGAAACACAGCGTCGTGCCAGTTTCTTAGGTGATGATATTGTGGCCAGTATGCACTATGCAGTTGGAGAACTGTATGATGGTTATGGCTGTGCTATCACTGCCGACAGTAGCTTAGTTTAAGGATCAGTGACATGGCCTTTGTTACAGCAAATAATCAAGTTGTAAGTTTTGCAGAATTCACAGATGTGTTACTGCGAGATCAAAGACTTTTTGAAGTTAATGAAGGCTTATCAGATGACGTGGTAGAACCTTTATTAGAGCGTGCCACCGAACGCATCTTAACTCGTTTAAGAGATAGCAATTGGTGGCAAACTTACTGGTTACGCAGACAAACTGGACCTGCTATTACAAATATAGCAGACATACCCAGCTTGGACAGTAATCGTATTCAAGCAAGAATCACGGACTTCACAGACCTATGTGTGTTCACTGCTCTAGCTGAATATATTCTGCCTTTAGTTGCCGACTTTGGCAATGACGCCAGTGCAGAACGTAAGAAGATGGGCTATTACAGTGTTAGAGCCAACGAGTTATTTGACGAATTAATTCGTTCAGGTGACTGGTACAACTTTGACAATGATGCTACCATTGAAAGCTCTGAAAAACAAATAGGATATCCTAGTCGTAAGAGAGTGAGATGAGAGATACAGTTATTGAACTAATCCAAGATACCGATACTGGTGTTTTTACCTTGAGCCAAGAACTGCCTTATGAGGTAGATGGCATGATGTTGTATGAGAAAAATGCCAAGAAGATCTACGTGGATCTGGCACAAATCTTGGAAACATCAGCGATTCCAACTTTGGACAATAACAGTATTCTAAATCAAACTACTACAATTAATGTGTATTTTAGTTGTGAAGCAAGTCGTCTACCCAGTTATGATGAAGTCATCACTAATCTTAAAATGTTAAAAGACGCCGCAGAGATTAGAGCCTTAGGTTATCATTCAAGAACTGTAGAAGTTACTACAGCGTATGTGGATAACTTATTGGTCACTACTCTGCAATATCAATTCACCAAATTAATTTAAAGGAATAAATTATGGCCTACGCAAATCCCAGTCCAGGCAACACTAATGCTCAAGTATTGCTATACTTGAATGTTATTGGAGCCACCAGTCCAAGTGCAGTGCTCACAGGTGATCCACCTACAGCAATTGCCATGGGTACCACATTAAATGTGCCCGCCTTACAAGATGTTACCATTAACGCAGCCAATGATGTGTTTACTTGGAGCCAATTGGATAATTCAGCTAAGTTGAGCATTGCCACAACCAGCACCAACAGCATCAGTGGAAACCTTGTTGTTGATCCAGTTAGTTTCTTTGGAACCACTGTAAATGCTGCCAGCAACACAGCAGTGGCAGTTCAAGGCCTAATGGGTCTGAGTCGTAATAAGACTCGTATCGCATTTGCTTTGAGATTCTTAGACAATGTTCCAGATGGAGCCACAACCACAACCAGTGATCGTTGGATCAAGGGCGTTGGTTACGTTACTGGTCTAGCACCAAAAGTGTCAGCAGACCAGCCAGTATGGGTAACACCTTTTACCATCAGTGTAACAGGCGAATACCTAGTTGCTGAAACAACTGCAACCTAAGCAATTAAGTTCAGTGGAAAAGGGGCATATCCTGCCCCTTTTTTTGTAACTCGCTAAATATCATGGACATATTAAAAGATAAAACAAGAGAAGAATTACTAAAAAGTCTTCTCGCTGAAGCAGCAAAGAGTAAGAATGAGTTGGCCTCAGCTAGGGCTGACTTGGAAAAGATTAACAGTAGGATAGGTTTCTTATTGGTAATCATAAATCATTTAATGACTAGAAAGGATTAACAGATGAAATTAAGTCAATTAGCAGCACGACCACAGCTGATTATGTTCACTGTGGACAACGAAGAAATCGTAAAAAAATACAATGAGCCCCTAGACTTTTATAGTTGGGATCGTCAACCTCTTGAAGTGTTTATGAAGTTGGCCAGTGCTCAACAACAGAACATTGGGGATATGATTGACATTATCAGACCCCTAATATTAGATGACGCAGGCCAGCCAATTATTCAAGGTGATGTAATGTTGCCCAGTGATGTGTTAATTGCTGCCATTGCCAAGATTGTAGAACGCCTGGGAAAGTAGTAGGAGAGGAACCAGACTGGACTGATGCAGACATTATGATGATGTTGAGTCTGGACAACCTCGCACATAGATATAGTGTTTTGCCAACGGAGGCATTGATGAGAGGGACTACATTGGATTTGCGTGTTTTAGATGTCAGTGCTCGTTGGCAACAACATCAACAACGGGGTGATGCATTACCCAAGGCTACCACATTCTCTGAAAATCAAATGTTGACCATGTTGAACAAGGCCAAACAATCGAGGTTAGATTAATGAGAATAGCAGTTACCAAGGTCAATGATAATATTAGTGCCAGTATTATTAGGCAACAGGGTGATATGAAAGGTGTGCCTGCTCAAGCACATCAGTATTTTCGTTCAATTACTCCCAAAGATACTGGCAATGCTCGCAATAAGACTGTGTTGTCAGGTAATACTATTCAGGCCAATTATCCATATGCACGCAGATTGGACAAAGGTTGGAGTAAGCAAGCACCAAAAGGTATGGTTGAGCCTACTAAACGCTTCATTGAACGACTAATCAAACAGAAGTTAAGGAAATAACATGGCAGATACCACCTATAGCTTAGCCATTGACACCAGTGGAGCTGAAAATAGTTTAAGAAGTCTACAAAATACATTAGGTGGTATAGGTGCTGCTATTGCTGCTGCATTTAG